CCAAAATACAATGTCTCCAACTTCTGGATAAAATGTAGCTCGTTCTAATATGTCTCTAGAAATTGCAAACGTTGCAGTACGTGTATATGTGTGTCCGTAATCATCCATGTTTGATGTCTTATCGTCCTTTGTAATTAAGCACGGAATCAAAATGGAATCATAATATGCCTTGCGCTCTGATTCGCCATATATGTTAGCGTTACTCGCATCTACTAGCAGTTTAAAGAACTCAATTTCAGTATCAATTATTGCATTAATCAATTCCGAATTAATTGCTGCTAAAAATCTCGCATCTCGTTGACCGCCAAATAGAGCCATGTTTATCCTATATAAATTTTCAAAGGCACTTTGCCTAGTATTTCACTCATTTGTGTTGCTTCTGCATTTTGTCGAGTTAGCATTTGTTCTTTAGTCATTTTTTCTAAAAATTCTCGAAGCTGCGTTATTAATGCTTCTTTTTCAGTCTGACCTTGTGTAACTAAATCAGTTCCGTTAAGCGTTACTTCACCATTTGGAATTGGAACTGATGAATATTTACTACGTACATATCCCAATGTTTCTTTAACTAGAGCCGTTCCATATCTAATAATCCAAGCACGCCCCATATCATTGATTGATTTATAAGTTTGATATGTATATGGTATATTTGATGCATCTGTTATCAAACCATCTTGTACAGCTGTATTTCCGAATAGTATTGCTTCTTTACCTTTATCTTCTTCAAATAAAAATTCAATCCAAACATTTTTAAAATATGGAGAAGCCATTGTGCCTTGCGTTCCAGGTACAGGGTATATTCGTATATCATCTCCATGTATATCAAAAGAAAAATGTGATTTACGTATTTGATCATTGAATTCTATAGTTTGTATACGAAGCAAATCCATATGAATCGGCATCATCATGAAATTAACCGATGGCGAAAATCCTCCAAAATCAAATGCATCAAGTAATTGTTGAGAACCTAAACCTGTTCCTACAAACGGATCAAAGTATCTAACAATTGCAGGAGGTACATTATGCAATACTCGTTTAATCTCAATTGAACTAGTATTTGAAAGAGTTTTTCCTGCCGCAGCAAATGATGCTGATACTGCTTGTCTAATACTATATGTTTGTTGTCCTGAGACGATATCAATTGATGCCGAATACCAACGTACGGTTCCTCCCGAATCAGCTTCAGTACCATATGCTTTTGATAATTTAGTAATATATCCTAATGATTGGCCAACTAAAGTACCTGTCAACCCTTTTGCTCCTAAAACATTTGAACCGGTTTGTACTCCCAGAGTTGATACTAAATTATTAATAATATTAACTTGATTAATTTGATTGGAATATTCCATGGTAGCTGCTTCAAATGCAGCATAAAAATTTATTGCTAAAAGTTCAACATCCATGATAGGATATCCAACCTGTTGTGCGGCATATTTTGCAAACGAATCTGCATGTTGTTGAAACATGGGATCGGTATCAAAAAAGCCAAATGGTGTTGATCCAGTTGTAAACGAAGAAGATCCAGGCCATATGGGCTTATTTTCTGAGTAATCCATGATTTATCCTTTTATATATAAATATCAATATGATTCATTTAAGAGTCGCAAAATTTCCGTTAACGCTTCATGGCGGTGATTATCTTTTAAAATAATTTCATTCACAAATCGAGACTCTTTGATTTTAGGAACTTCATGTATGGCTGAATCATTTTTAAATTTTAAATCTACTTGATGTTTATCTCCGGTTAATATCATTATACTGTCCTTACCTAAACGAGATAAAACCATTTGTAATTGTTGTTTAGTTAAGTTTTGAAACTCATCTACAATACAAATTGCATTGTCAAAAGTACGTCCGCGAAAATGAGATAATGATACTAATTCAATATTTTCTTCCTTTTCCATTTTGTTTAATATTTCAGGTTTGTTATAAACTTTACGCATATTAGATCTAATTGGAACTAACCATGGATCCATTTTTTCTGCTAATGAGCCTGGAAGAAATCCGTTATCTTCATTTGAAACGGTTGGACGTGTAATGATAATTTTATTTACTTGACGTTTAAAAAACATATCCAATGCAATTTGAACTGCTAACAATGTTTTTCCCGAACCTGCTTGTCCTAATAAAAAATTGAATGGAGTTTCAATAATTTTTGCTTTTGCTTGTTTTTGTTCTTCTGACAATGTAATTGAATATTTAATGTCATTCTTCGGTGGAGTTTTCTCCTTGTTCAGTGTTGCCATAACTTGCTTTCGTTAAACTAATTTTGTAAGTGTTGATTCTTGCAATGACATATCTTTAAGTGTTTCAATCTTTCCTAAACATGCTTTACGAATAGCAAAATACGTTTGTCTAGGTGGATGTGGTGTCATTACCTTAATTGTAATTCGTTCTTTGTCTGGGCCTAAGTCTTGTTCGATATGAACCATGAGTACTAAGGTAATTGCACGTATTCTATCTAATACGTCTACTAAGCGACCATCATATCTGATGATTACTTCCATTGAATATTTAACATACGGAACTGCCATAATCTTTTAATATAAATATCGAACAGTAAGAAAGGGATGACCGGAGCCATCCCTTCTTCTTAATTAGTTAATTGTTTAACTTATTAAAGAGTGTTTAATCCGTGAACATATACTTTTCCGTAGAATTCTGGACGAACTACTTTCTTCGCGTAACGTGTCATGACACCTTTACGTGGAGTGAAGTTAACTGGATCGTATACAAGTGGAGTCATAATCAACGGAATATAAGGGCTAAATACAGCACCTGTTTCAAGGAATTGACTTCCTCTGAATCCCATTAGGATTACGTTCTCTAACATATATGGATTTTTGTAAACTGTGTAACGGTTATTGATTGCACCAATTTTTTGTACACCAGCTGCAAATTCCATTTTAGTTCCATCAGTGTCTGCAGCAAATCCTGGGATAGACTCAAGAATAGTTGCAACTGCAGGAGATGTTACTAAGAAGTTAGCACCACCACGTAATGTTTTTTGGTGAATTTTGTTAGATACTTTTTGAAGTTTAGTACCCAATGTTTGGAACCATCCACCTTGAGTGTTGTAGAATCCATCACCAGCCGAACCAACTGAACCAGCAGCAGCTTGAGTAAATCCATTACCATTCCATACATTGTTATTTAAAGCTGACCAATACTCAGTTGTTGGGGCTGCTGAAATCAACATATCAAGGATCTCAAGATCGATTTCCATTGATACATACTCAGAAAGCATTGAAGTCAATTCAGCTTCAGCATCAATTGAGTGGTAAGCGTTAAGATCTTGAGCAAATTCAGGTGTCCAAACTGCTTTCAACTTACGAGTCTTAGCAACGATTGGATCTGATTGAAGCTCTAAGTTCAATTCAGGGATGTTAATATCAGTACCATCATCGATACCACTATTTGCGGTAGAACCTTTGAATGGATTAGTATCTTCAAAATCACCTCTTTCATAAGAGATAGGTTGAACACTGTAATTAACTTTAAAGTTAGAAGCTGAAATTGCTTTTTGAATTTCTGTTGCATCTGCAGTTGTAACAATAAATGATGCAGTGTAAGCTGAAGTAATTGAAGAGAATGCTTGAACTGGAATGATTTCAGTTGAACCAGATACTAATGTAAATGCTCTAACCGCAAATAAATCAGCATCATTTGGCATTGCAACAGTTATTTTTTTGTAGCTTGACAATGAAGCAGAATACGCGCTATCAAAGTTAACATCTGCTGCATTTGTTAATGCACCTGCGCCAGAACCTGTTGAAGCAACTGCTGACAAGTTTGAAGTTGTTACACTCTTAATTGAATAACCGAAACGACCAGCACCATAAAGACCACCTGCCGCATCAGAACCAGTTGTAGTAACACCAAACAATGAATCTAATGCATTAGGATTACCAAATGGATCACCTGTTCTGTTGTTGTTATCATCATTGAATCCTGGTTGAGCTGTACCATATTTAAAGTCTAAATAAAATACTAGACCCGATGGCAAGTTCATTGGTTGAACAGAAACGAATTCTTTAGCTGCAAATTCAGCGAAGATTCTTCTTACCAATGGAAGTGCAACACCTGCCCACTCTTCAGATCCTTCTGCAGTACCTGTTTGTGAAGCTTCTTTTACTAATTGACGTGCTTGGTTTTCAAGCAATTGTGCCATTCCGGCTCTTTCAGTCTCACGTTTAAGACCTTCTAATAGTCCGGTTTTTTCCCACTTATTAACGATTGCTACCGATGCAGCACGTTGAGAAGCGTCTGGACTTTGTAATAATGAATTTAAACTCATCGTTTTTCTCCTTTGTTTTGTTTTTTTTAAATTAAATTAATCCTGCCAATTTCTTCCAACGGTTTGCCATTTCGAAACCTTCTGAAAGAACTTGAGTTGTTTGTTTTGACGGTGCAGTGGTTGCTGTAGGCTTAGAAGCTAAAGATTCTTTAACAACTCTTTTAGCTTTAGGCTTATTGAATGATTCTGCTAACGTACTAAATACTAATTTTACTTCTCTTGTATTACCAGCTCTGTCAAAGTTTTCAATTACTTTCATTTTTTGACCTTCTGACAATTCAAAATTACGGAACAATTTGTTGGTGTAAAGAAGTTTTGCGTTAAGAAGATTTACTTCGTTAATGATGTTTTTAAGTTGCTTAACTGTTTTGTAAGCTTCTTGTAACTCTTCTTCTTTAGATTCAAGTTCAGCTTCCATTGCTTCAACAACACCTTCTTCTTCTGCTGGCATTCCCGAATCATCCATCATTTCATCTTCACGCAATATTGCTTCAATGATTTCGTCAATTGAATCTCCGTACTCATCTGAACTAGGATCTTCATCCATTTCGTAATGCATTCCTTCAGCTGCAATATCTTCAATTTCATCTTCTTCAGAACTCATCATATCGCCTTCTAATTCACGAATGATTTCTTCTAAATTCAAATCTTCTTCCGACTCATACCCTTCATTGTACTCAGCGTTCATGTCATCTGGAGTTGCTGCTGGTTCTTCTTCTGCTGGCATTTCGTCTGCCACTTCTTCATCACTTCCACCAACTATACCAGTTAGATCATATTCGCCATCGTCATTGAAATCTAATCCAACATTTACTGAATCTGGCATTCCGCCCATTTCATCGCCTACCGGCTCTTCTGTTGCAGTTACATCTGCTGTTGCTTCTTCATCTTCTAAATCGCCTTCTAGCTCAGCCATTAGCGTTTCTCTGATTCTTGGAGCAAATGCTTCTTGTAATGCAATTTTTGCGTTTGCTAATGCAGTTTCTTTAACAGCTTTAGCATCTGCGATTGCTTCTTTTAGCAAGTCTGATTTTGCCATTTGTTTTCCCCTTAAATTTTGTTTTTTGGAAATAAGATTATTGAGAATCTTAATAAGAATAAATAATTTATGTGACGCTATATTATATAGAGTGAATAGCGTATTCTAAAATAAATATAGAGCTAAAATAAAAAACAGTAAAAAAGCCCTAACTTTTTTGTTAGGGCCTAAATCTTTTTTAAGAAAATTTAATTTTTCATTCTTAAGTCTTGCATTCTTTGTCGATATGCAGCATCGATTCTTTCTGCTCTCTTTGCAACACTAGGTTTTGTAAATGTTTTGTTTTCTTTAATTGATTCTAATACTCCGGAGTCTTTAACTTTACGTTTCCACATTTTCAATGCAAATGCTAAATCTTCTCTTTGCGTTCCCGTTACATTTACTGCTGTTGGGTTTCCTGGAATAATTGATTGGTGTTGTTTTTGTTTTTTATTCATATATTTGTTTTAAAATTTTCCTTGTGGTCTTTTTACTTGTGGTGCTGCTTGTTGTCTTACGTTAAATCTAAAATGTTTAATTTCTGGCTTCTGTGCTAAATATCCTTGTAATTTTTGAGATTCTAATGCAGGGTCTTGTCCTAATCTAAAATAAAAATATGCAACTCGTCCTGTTTTAGACATTTTTTTAGTTACAATTGTAAATCCTTTTTTAGCAGTCCATTCTTCAATTTCTCGTGCTACACTTTCTGCAGTTGAAGGGTCTCGAAGAACGTACTCAACTCCTCCGCGGTAATCGGTAATGTTATTAACCAATTGTGCTTCATCAATTTCTTCTTCTCCCATTTTAAGCAAATCTTTAGTTTTAGTCAATTCTTGATTAAATGCTTTTAATTGATCTAGTTGTTTTGGATCAGTACCTGGAACTGTTACTTTTGTTTTTGTCGTTTGCTCGTTTATTCCGAAAAAGTCTTTGTATAATTTTTTAAATACATTCATCATTCACCTTTATTATAAGGACTTTTTTTAAAAAATCCAAATTAATCTATTTTATAGTATTTGCTAAGACCTTCTGCAATATCTTCATATGCTGCTGCCAATCTTCTTTCGTGAATCATCATCTCTGCTGCTGATTTTTTAAATTCATTTAATGCTGCAGAAACATGTTTCATATGACGACTTGCAGATACTGAATCAACTACATCTTCTTTTTCCGTAACCATACGACTTGCAGTTTCAACCATTTTAGATATTCGTTCTGTAATTTCTTCTAAGTTTCTATTACCATAAACAGATTCTCCTAATTGAGAAAATGATTTTAAAGATTCCGCAAAAGCACGTTTGTCTTCAGTTGTTAAAGGTTCTGGTTGTTCAGAAAATACTGTTTTCTTTGTTTCTGTTTCATACAGCAAATCCCGTAATGTTTGCAATTTACTTTTCATATTCATTATATCCTACACTTTCCATCATCGCATAAAATTGATGTAATAATATCATTTACGCGACCGTATTTATTTGTTTGTATATTTTTGCTTGTTGATTCATTCATGCTCGTAGGCCGCATAAAAGCCCCATGAGTTGAAGGATTAGATACAAAGTCCCAACAAATTAATTCAAAATCTTCTTGTACTTCTACTACACCTTCATTACGTAATTCTTTAACTGAACCTAATCCGCGACTAGAAATACCTAAAGTAATACCAGCTTTAAATAAAGATTTCAAAATGTTTCCCGATGGAGTATCAAGTATTTGTACTGCTCCAAGTAAATCATCTCCATTCCACCATATTTTTAAAACATTGTGTGAAACGTTGTTTAAGTTAACTACTGACGATTCTGGATGATCTAATTCTCCTAATGCTCTATGTTGACTAATATATTCACGTTGATAACGTTGACATTCTCTTTCTAAAATAGGTTTAGGATAAACTCTACCATTTTGATTTTTTGCTCCTGCTCTTTGCAATACTCCTTGAACTACGAAACCTCCAGGTATTCCATATGCAGCTCCATTTGATTCATTGAGTGAACCAACAGGCTTAAATGGCATATATTCTACTAGTAGTGGCTTGTTCATATTATTCTCCTAATGCTCTTACTCGCTCTGAAATTTTTATTAATCGTTCTGATATTTTTGTTAATGCAGTGTTTACGGATTTTCCATAACCATCTCTACTCATACCAGATTCTGTTTTTAATCTAGCAGTATTAGCAACTAGTTGTTCAACTTCTTGTAAACGTTTTGCAACTTCTTTAATTGTATGTTTTACTTTTTGTTCTGGTGTTGATTTAGAATCACCCGTTGCAAATTGTTTATATGATTCAATTAGTTTTTCATATTTAGAATCCATTGCTTCATATACTTTACCTGTTTTGTTTTTTACCCCTGACCAATCATATTGAACTTGTTGTGGCTCTGTTACATGTGCAGCTCGATCTGAATATTTTTTATATGATTTAGCATATGGTTTAGAAGGATAATCATAATTTTTATGTTGCCATTTTGAATCATCAGAAAATAGAAACTTATCCGTATATTCTTCTTCATCTGCTTCTGGTTTTTGCGGAATACCTGGTTTATATGTTGGAGGCGTATTAACTGATTCATTTCGTTTAACGCGTTTATATCCTAATGCTTCGACAGTATCATCATCGGCACCTCGTTTACTAAATGCAGCGGGTATATCATATCCAGCAACAGCGGCTGTCGTATTTTGTTCTTCTAATTCATCTTCTTCAAAAACATCCTGTTCTTCAGTATTTGCATCTAAATCTATAGACTCATTTAATAAAGTAAACCGTTTTTCTATGCTTTTTAAGAACGAATTCATATATGCACCTCTTTTAATTCATCAACTAAATCCATATATCGTAACAAAGATAATACATGAGATTCTTTAATTTTTTTCATGTTTTCTACGTTGCAAAGCATTTCAGATAATTTTTGCACTTTGATTTGCGTTACTTTATCTGTAATTCTTTTTGCATGTTCTGCCAATGTTTTCTTTAAACTAGGAATTACTTTTTGAATATATTCTTTAAGTGCTTCTGTATCGTTAACATTAGTAATGTATTTATTTAACAATTGTTTTTGTGATTCATTTAAACTAGAATATTTGCTATTGAATTTATCAATCATTAATTTATATGTTAATAAACGCATTGCCTTTTCTTGTTTAGAGAAAGATTCGATGATTGGATCTTTTTCTTCAATTTTACGTTCCGTTAACATCATATGATCTAAAATAACATTCTTACATTCTAACAACTGTTTTGTAGATGCAGTTTCGCCATATTCAAACAATATGTAAATTGAAGCCAATGTTTTATAATTTGCAATATGTATTTTAGACATATTTTCAAATACAAAGTTTTCAGAAATTTCTTTTACTAAATTATATCGTTGACGACGCAGTGTTGTTTGATTTAATTTTTTATATGCTTCTTTTACATTATTAACATAATCAATTGCACGTGCTTCTGATTTAAACTGCTCTTTAACTAGTGAATTATATAAATGTAATTCTTTTGCTAATTCCGTATTTTTACCGAAATATTTTTTAATTATATCGATAGTAATTGACTTATCTGATGATAATGTTTCCGATGTTAATTTTCTTACTAACATTTCGAAAAGAATGCCCGTGTTTTTGTACTTCGAATGTTTTAATTTTTTCATATTTCTGTACGGTGCCTTTTGATATAAATATACATAAAATTATAAAATGTTGTTTTCATCTAACATTGTTCCTGCATCTGGATCAGTTGTTGAATCTGTTAGTGATTCTTTAATAAGTTTTGCTTCTTTTGATTTACCCATTTTCTTGGTAATTTGTTCCGTTCTAAAGAAATTTTGACGTGTTCTTAATCGAGGGTCTGGGGTGAATGTTGACTTGCGATTCTCAGGATCTAATTCCTGATCAATTCCTTTTGTTCCTATAGGATCCCACCCAAATGCATTTTTATGTTGACCAAATTTAATTCCTTCTTTTGGACGACCTCCTGGATCTTTTTCTTCTACTTCTGATGATGACATATGAACGGTTGCTAAATCGTGTGGCGTTCCATATGATACTCCAGTTATTGCAGGATCATTTCCTTCTTGTTCAATTTGATTTTGACGGAATCTAAGTTTAAGATCTTCAATAACATTTGTTCGTTCTTGCAACCATTGATCTTCTGACATATTAAATATAAATTCATATATGTATCTGTCTGAAAGTAATTTGGAATCTTTCATGGCCGTTGCAACTGTCATTTTTTCAGTCATTAATGCAACTTTTTGTTGGTCATATATGATAGATGGCGCTGTCAATTCCAATTCAAATGCGGCTAAATCTTCTCCCTCAAAGCCTTGCGAATATAAATGTATTACAGCAATTTTATATAATTCAGAACATACAATTTTTTGAATACGTTCAATGGTTCTAGCAAAACGAATATCCATTGATGCTAATGTAGATTTACCTTCAACTGCTTCTGAATAACCTAAAAATGGCTTAGGAATTTTAAGTGCAGCCATCATCTTATTTTTAACATATTCAATATCATCCATACCTGTAAATGTCATACCTGGTAATGTATCAATTGATGTTGTTGACTGACCGCCACGCACTGGCAAATAATAATCTTCCAACATGTTGTTAAGATTAAATTTTAAATTGTAATTGCCAGTATTATGATCAACGTGTGGAATTTTTTTCATTTTATTGATAATTTGTTCCATGAATGTGTCAACTTCATTTGGCGGAATATTACCAATATCAATTTTAAAAATACGTTTTTCTGGTGCTCTCATTATACGATGAATTAACATTGCATCTTCAAGCATTGTTAGTTTTTGAAATTCTTTACGAGCTCCTTCTAACATTGATCTACCATATGGTAAAAAGTTAGAATCTGATAACATACGGAAATGTGCTATTTCAAAAACATCATATGGAACTTGTTCTGATACAGCGTGTCGAAATTTAATTTCATATTCACCTGTTGCTTCATTATATTGTTCCATTCTTTCTATTTCGTAGCTAGAAAATGGACGAGCATTCATGA